CTTATGGTTTAGAAAAGTGGGGAAAAACACATTTTGATCCTACAGCTATAGAGTTAAAAACAAAAACAAAATATATACCATTTAATATAGGATCAAGACAACAGATTGCAAATAGATTAATAGAACTAGGATGGAAACCAAAACGTCATACAGATAAAGGTAATGTAATAGTAAGTGAGGAAGTCTTAGATAGTTTAAATATACCTGAAGCTAAAAAGTTTTCAAGATTTTTATTATTACAGAAACGTATAGCACAAATCAAGTCGTGGATAGAAGCGTGTAATGACAAAGATAGTAGAGTACATGGTGAGGTTTCAACATTACGTACCATTACAGGTCGTATGGCTCATGCTAAACCTAATATGGCTCAAGTACCTGCAGTTCGTTCTCCCTATGGTAAAGAGTGTAGGGATTGTTGGACTATTGACAATCCTTACACCCATTCTATAGTAGGTACTGATGCAAGTGGATTAGAATTAAGATGTCTTGCTCACTTAATGAATGATAAAAATTTTATTGAGGAAGTTACAGTAGGTGATATACATACAGCTAATATGAAAAGAGCAGGATTATCTAATAGAGATCAGGCAAAGACATTTATCTATGCCTTCCTGTATGGAGCAGGTACAACTAAAATAGGAAAAATTTTAAAAGTTTCACAAAAGGAAGGTGAAAAAATTGTTCAGTCTTTCTTAAAAAGTATGCCAGCTTTTAGAACTCTTCAGAATAAAGTAACTTCAGCAAGCTCTAAAGGTTTTATTAAGGGTATAGATGGTAGGGTATTACATGTAAGAAGCTCTCATAGTGCTTTAAACACCCTTATACAGGGTGCTGGAGCAGTAGTATGTAAGTTATGGTTAATTAAGATGATCCAGCGTATTAAGAAGACAGGTGTGGATGCAAAACTTATAGCTTCTATACATGATGAATACCAATTTGAAGTATTAGATAAAGATATAAATAAATTTGGACAAATAACTAAAGATGCAATGAAAGATACAGAGATACACTTGAAAATGAAATGTCCTTTAGATAATGAATGGAAGGTTGGAAAGACATGGGCACAGACACATTAGTACAGGAATTTAAAGGAAGAAAAGATCATGCTGATTATATCAAGCGTGGTATAGCAGTAGAAAATCATTTTGTTAGGGAAGCAAAGAAGAGAGATTATAATATATGGATTGCTTCAGAAGAACAAAATATAAAACAGCATATAGATTTAGTGCTACAAAAAGATGGAAAGGAGTTTAGTGTAGATGTAAAAGCTATAAGGACAGGGAATAAAAGTAGAGTACCTGATGATACTTGGATTGTTGTAGAATTTTTAAATACTATGGGTGATAAAGGTTGGCTCTATGGTAGTGCTGATTATATAGTATTTGAAAGACTAAAAGATTTTGTATTTTGTAGTACAAAAGAATTAGTAGTCCTGGCACATAAACTTGTTGATAGAAATGACAGAGTTTTTAGTTATAAGGATGCTGAATACAAAGTTTGGGGTAGATTATATCAGGGTAAAAAAGATTTAATATCTAGGATGGAGATGTCTAAGATATTAGATTTAAAAAATACTTTTATATGGAAAAAAAGTGTTGACATTTCTAACTAGATGTGTCATAATTACTGTATTAATAACTAGAAAAGGAGTACACCAATGAGTGTAATAAAAGGAAGTGCATACTGGGCATCAATCGTCAGCCCAAATACTACATTTGATTCAGATGGAGTATGGTCAATAGACGTAGGTAATCTTGATAAGAAAAATATTGAGGTTGCCAAGAATGATGGTCTAGAAATTAAGAATAAAGGAGATGATCGTGGAGATTTTGTTACTGTCAAACGTAAAGTTAGACGCAAGGATGGTAACCTGAATAAAGCACCTGAAGTTAAGGATGCACAAAAACGTACCATGATTAATACATTAATTGGTAATGGTTCAGAAGTCAATGTACTTTATAGTACATATGAATGGGAGTTCAAAGGTCGTTCTGGAGTATCTGCTGATTTACGTGCTATACAGGTAACTAATTTAGTACCTTATAATGTAGACGCTGATGCAGATGAAGCTTTTGAAGTAGTTCCTGATGGATTTGTAAGTAATGAATCTGATGAGGAAGTGTCTTTCGCTTCTTAACCAACCATGAAAGGATGGAGAGATACTACTGAACGAGTGTCTCTCCATTATTTATTATGAAAACAATAGATACATTAGTCAAAGATATTTATTCTTTATTTGATTCTAATATTGATAATAAAATAGATGAGAAAAAATTAGAAGAAAATTTAGATATATTTGTGAATGGTTTAAAAGAAGTTGTAACTGAATTTTTTAAAGAGAAACCTGCAGTCAAACGTAACTTACGTTTATCTTCTATAGGTAGACCTGCAAGACAACTTTGGTATGATAAAAATTCAGACAAAGATGTAATACCATTAGAACCTAGTACACGTATTAAGTTTTTATATGGTCATATTCTTGAGGAAGTATTGCTTCTCTTCACACGTGTTGCAGGACATACAGTAACTGATCAACAAAAACAAATTGATGTTGGTGGTATTAAAGGTCACCAAGATTGTATGATTGATGGTGTATTAGTTGATTGTAAGAGTGCATCAGGTAAAAGCTTTGAGAAGTTTGCTAAAGGAAATCTTCATGCTGATGATCCTTTTGGATATATAGCACAAATATCAGCTTATGCTGAAGGTAATAATGTAGATGCAGGAGCATTCCTTGTTATAAATAAACAGAATGGAGAGATATGTTTAACTCATGTACATTCAATGGAAATGATTGATGCTAAAAAAAGAATTGAATATCTTAAAAAAGTTATGGAGCAAGATACTCCACCTGATAAGTGTTATCCTGATGTGCCTGATGGAGCTAGTGGTAATCGTAAGCTTGCTGTTGGTTGCGTGTATTGTCCACATAAGCGTACTTGTTGGAGTGATGCGAATGAAGGTAAAGGCTTACGTGTATTTCAGTATGCAAAAGGTTACAGGTTTCTTACGCAAGTTAATAGGACACCTGATGTAGAAGAGATTATAGAATGGTAGATAATCATTGGATATGTTATCATACTGGAAAACCTTTTGTACCTAACCTTGATAAGTTTGGATTTGTTTATATTATAACAAATACTAAAACAGGTAAAGCTTATGTAGGTTATAAACAATATTTTATGGGTAAAAAGAAACGACCTTATAAATGGGAAACTTATATGAGTTCTTCCAAGTATCTTACAGCAGATATAAAAAAAATAGGTAAGAAACATTTTACATTTGAAGTCATAGCAGAATATAAAAACAAAAGAAGTTTAAATTATTATGAAATGTATCATCAAGTAAAGTATAATGTTCTTAATGCTACATTAGAAGGTAGTGATGAGCAAGCATTTTATAATCATTGTATTGGTGGTAAAAAATTTTATAGACCTATTGAAAGTTATAAAGATCCTGAGTATTTAAAAAAGCTTAGTGATTCTCTAACTGGTAGAAAACTTTCAGAAGAACATAAAAGAAATGTTAGTTATTCTTTAACTGGTTCTAAGAATGGTATGTATGGAAAGAAGATGACAGAAGAAGCTAAAAAAAAAATTAGTGAAGCACAAAAAAGAATAAGTAGAAATGGTAGACCACTAGAAGTAAAAGAAAAGATACGTCAATCTTTATTAGGACATAAAGTATCTGATAAAACAAGAAAGAAACTTAGTAAAGCTCATAAAGGTCACCCAATTTCAAATAAAACTAGATCTATATTATCTGAAAAAATGAAATTAGTTTGGAAAAAAAGAAAGGAGGTAAAAGATGTCAGTCAAAAAAGCAATGTATGAGTCAGCATTATCTGAATTTGAATCAACAAGAGATAAAGCTATTTCTACTGCACGTATATACTTGGAACATCCTGTGGGTATAGGAGAACATCCCCAAGTTATTGATGAATTTATTAAGCAAATAAAAATAGCTGCTGATAATGAAGAAGCTATTTATATGTTACAAAATACATTTCAAGATGAGATAAGTCCAAAAGAAAAATGATAAATGGAAGAAGACTATTTAAGTGTAGCGATAGAAGTCTCTTCTAAAACTAGAGATAATCCTGAAAGAGTTTTGTTCTTAT